GCTTTACTACCAGGTTTTACTTTACCAGTTACAGCCATAGATAATTTAGAACCAGGATTAGCTCGTCTATAAGCTTTAATTCCTGCTCTAGTCATACCCGCACCTTTTTTAGTAGGTCGATAATATTTTTTTCTTCTAGGAATATCTCCTGTTCTTTTTCTAGGTCTTATTCTTGTTCTTGCCATTACATTCTAAACGCTGCAAATTGTGCAGATGTTACTCCTTGATTAGTTTTTGCAGGTGCAGCGTAACCTATATTATCATCATTATCGGAAGCTGCAATACCTGCATCTATATTTAAATTTCTATTATCTATTTTTTTCTGTTGATTATTTAATGCTGCTCCTCCTAAGAAAGGAATTGCAAAAGGCATTAATGAACCTGTCGCTATAGTTGCTCCTATTCTAAATACATTTTGAACATTAGCAGGTATTCCTAATTTGTTTTCTACAAAAGAATCATAAGCTTTTAAATTATTATTAATAATATTACCAGCAGATTCAAAAGCACTTTCTGTAGGTTTCATAAAATCAAATTCTAAAATATCTTTTTTATTAGTAGTATTAAAATCTTTTATTTGTCCATCGTCACCTTCAAATATAGGACAAACTCCATTAACAGACATTCTACCATTTGGGCAAACAAATTCCTTAATCATATTTTTTGTAACCTTGGATCGTTTGATAAAATATTTTTAGAAGCTTTAGGTCTTGCAATAGATTGCTTGCTTCTTTCTCGTAACTGAGCTCTAGCTGAATCTATTTTTCTTTTTTGTTCTTTTACTTTTTCTAAATCCCATTTAAAATTCATCTTCCTTGACCTTTGTATCGCATTTGTTTCTTTTGTCTTTTTTCATTTTTATTTTGTGACTTCTTATGTTTACCAGGCCTTTTCTTTGGCTTTGGTCTTGGAACAAAATGTACAAACTTTTGTTTGGCCACTAATCTTTTTTCTTAGGCTTTAACTGTATGATCTTAGCTTTTTTCTTTTTTAAAAGCTCTGCAGCTCCTGGATAATCTTTTGCTTTACCTTTATAAAGTAATCCACCTTTATAAGAATCAGAGACAGATGCATTAGCAGTCATTTCTCTTTCTTTAGATTTACCTTCTTCGTAGCCGTCATCGTCAAAGTCTTTAGCTGTTCCAATATTTTCAAAGTCAACATCTAAAATTTCTTTAGTAACTTCTTTTCTAGTTTTTTTTGCCATTATCTTTTTTTCCTTTTACCTTTTTTAATTACACCTCTTGCAATTAAAATATCTTTTTTAGTAACTTTACCATCTCCAGACATATCTGGAAATTTACCTTTTTTCTTTTTCTTTTTTTTCTTCATCATCTTGCCAGTGATCTTAGAGTTTTGCATTCTGCCTTCTCCTGATCCTGCGCCTGCAGTCATTCTCATTAAGAAATCTCCACTTCTATTTTCATAGCTTTCATCATGCTTGCATGTTGAGCTTTTCTTTCATCATCTATTTTTACAACTTCGTCACCAGGATTTTGCATTGCTTTCTTTAACATAGCAGCATCTTCTACAGCTCCTGGAAACTTATCATAAAATCTTTTATCAGCAGCTTTAACATCTTCAACGCTATAACTTTTAACGCCTAGTTTAGGTTGCTTGCCTGTTCTTTTAAATGGGTTACTCATCTTTTAAGTCCTCCGGTGTACTTAGTTTTTTATTCAATATACCTTGAAAAACTGATTGTGTAAAGGTAGGAAGCATTAATTCATTAATTGGAGATTTAGTATGGCCAGTGGACCATGAAATACAAGGAACTCCCTTCTCGTCCCAGGCGACTAAAGCATAGCCTTTTACATCTACTTTATTAGTTATTTGTATACAAGCATCATGAAAAGCATTAACTACTTCATCATCTTGAAGTAATTCTTTTTCTCTAGGTAATGGTTTTCTAGGAGTTACTCTATGAGAATCAAGAGTAATAATGTTTGTCTTTGCGCAATTGTTTTCTTGTTTCATTGTCATCATCCTCAGGATCGTCTGGATGTAATACTAAAAATCCATCTCGAATCCTCATTAAAGCTTGTACACAGGTATCATGAATATCATCATGCTTTCCATATGGAAATTGTGCACTTTCTTCAATTACATCCTTAGTCCATTCTTTATCCATTGTAAACACTAATCCACCTTCGAACATTGAAGATACGCTATGTGTTCTAGAAACTTTATCTCTTTCTGGAGTATAAGTAACTATCGGGACTCCTGATCTACGCATATCTTGTATAAGAGATTGACCAGAAGCTCGTTTTTCAATTAATACTTGATCGGGCATCCACTCATAATAGCTATCTTGAGCTCGTTTTCTTAAATCTGGATATTCTAATCTTTCTTTCCAAGCATCTAATAATATGCATGCGGGATAAGCAACATTGTTTTCATCTCTTGCTGTAAAGACGCCCCATGTAGTACATGCTGAATAGTCAGCAGAAGATTTTGTACTAAACGCAGTATCATAAGATTGTACAACATAACCTAAAGTTGGAATCTTGTCGCTTTCATATACATTCCACCAATCTCTTTTAATAATACTACCTTCTTCATTACTAGGACGTTGTTGATAAAGAGCTTGCCAAACACGTTGACCTACAGTGTTTTTAATTTTTTCTAAATCAGTTTTACTATAAGCTTCAGGCCATAAAGCATTACCTTTATCATCTATAGCGGGAAGGTCTAAAACTTTCCAGTCTTCTCCAGATTCATTTAAAATATATCCAGCTAAATCATCTTGGTGCCATCTAGTTTGAATTACAATAATTTTACCGCCAGGTTGAAGTCTAGTATAAGCTACAGATTTATACCACTCTAAAAGATTTCTTCTTTGAACTTGTGACTCAGCGTCTTCTCGACCTTTAATAGGGTCATCTATAATTAATAAATGTGCACCTCTACCAGTAATAGCTCCACCTGCACCAACAGCAGAATAGGTACCACCATGTATAGTATGAAATCGTTTAGCTGATGTACTGTCTGATCTTAATCCAACTTGTGGAAAAACTTTATTAAAGTCTTCTCCTTGAACTTGGTTTCGAACCTTACGACCAAAGTCGTCTGCTAATTCTTGAGCGTATGTAGATTGTATTACAAATTCGTTTGGATTATTTCCTAGATACCATGCTGGAAAAAATTCTGAACATAACATACTTTTTCCATGCCTTGGTGGCATAAAGACTGCCAGTCTTTTTATTTCACCTGATTCAAGCTTCTCTAGATTTTTTGCAATTAGCTGTATGTGCGCAGGGTCTTTATATCCCGGGTACATATGTTTTGCATAACTTAATAAACTTTTTCTAGAATTATATGTAGAAAGTAAATTAGTTAAATGTGTAACTACTTCACCAGCTCTTTTATCTCTAGTCTTTTGGTAAATTTGAATAGCTGACTTTAATTTCTCTTTGATCTGTAACTCTTGCATTTTGTTTTCCTGCACCTACGGCGCCAGCTTTTTTATATATATCAAATTTCTTTTTAAGTAAAATGAATGGATCAGATTTAGTTTGTAAATTTTTAAGTATAAATTCATTCGGTTGTTTTAAAAGTCCTAGCAGCCAATTTATTTTTAAAGCATCTTTATATCTTAATTTTACCATATCTATATGATGGAGGTCTCCTTTTTGATCGGGATTACCTTCATTATATTTTCTAGCTCTAAAAGTTTCATCATTGTTGTTACCAGTTATATCAGCTCTATCGTGTATAACTTCGATATCAACGTCCCGCATTATATTCAACATGTATGCAATCTCTGAGAGCCATGCATCATTTTGACCATGAAGACTAATGTGATCTAATAAATAAAACCATTTTTGTGGAAAGCAGGGAAAGATACTATAAGGATGTTCAGTCTGTTCTTTGAAACGTAAAAGACAAAACTCGTCCTCAAAATCCATAATTTTTTGATCCCAATTTTTAGTTTGCATAATGGCATCGTCATTGAAAAACATTATCCATTTACCAGAAGCATAGCCTGCTAAAGTATTGTTATATTTATGTAAGTTCTCGTAACCTATAGGTTTAAACTGTAAAGCTAGTTGATTTGGATATTTTGATTCTTTAAGATAATTAAAAGTTTCTACATCGTCTTCATCTACGCCAAATAGAAATTGTAATTTTTCTGGCTCTCTAGCATTGTCTATTAAAGACTGTACTGATTTTTTTAATAAAGATAATCTTTTTCTTGTAGGAAGTAATATTGTAATGTTCATATTCTACCTATAACAATATAGGTAGAACATAGAAACAAAAAAGTACCCGCCATCTCTCCCTGTCCCGAACCAAAGAAAATGATCCACGGACA